GAAATTTTACACACCAGAACAAGCAGCGGAAGAATTAGGTGTATCAAAACGTACCCTTATCAGATGGAGGGTCGAAGGTAAATTTATACCCGAATCAAAGACCGCAGGCGGTCACAGTCGTTACTCAGAAGAACAATTAGAGCGTGCAAAACATGGTGATTATGATGTCGTAGAAACTGATCTTGAGGGGTTAATGCAATGACCAGAGAAGAATTTTTAGACTTCATAGATGATATTTGCGACGCAAGAATTGAACATTTTGAAGCGATTAAATCAGGTAATGTTTCTGACATGAACGGTGCTTATCATAATTATGAAGACATGGTGGAAAATTTTTGGGAAGCGTTAAATGATTAGTGTCTCATCAGCATTAACATTATATCGAAGTCACAAGCGTGATACTATCGTTGATATAAAACGCCTAGATGCCGCAATAAAGCATCTTAATGAAGTTTTCACCGACGATAATCTATGTGACATTGATGTGATAGCGTGCAGGGGCTACATAGAAACCCGTAGGGAGCAAACTACTATTCGGCATGGTAATGTATGCGAAACATCAGATTCGACCATAGCACGTGAGCTAGGCGTGCTGAAAGCTGCTGCAAATCATGCGCTCAAATGGAAACGTATTACCTTAGATAAAATGCCGACATTTGAGATTCCAACCAATTTGTCGAAGGGAACAATATGGTTGCTCGATGATGAACTCAGGAAATTATATATTACAGCATTAAATCACAGTGATTCGATGTATGCGTTTATAAGGTTACTTTACATCACCGGATCAAGGCGAAATGCGATTGAAAACCTTGAATGGACGCAAGTAGATTTTAAACGTGGTGTTATTTACCTTAATAAACCAGGTCAAAAGGAAACGAAAAAACGTAGACCGACAGTACCAATGGGTGACGCTAGGGATGTGCTGGAAAATTTAAGAAAAGGTGGTCGTTATGTCTTGGGAAGCAACACGGACAGGTACAGGCAGTTTATGCACGTTGCACAGCTTGCAGGGTTGGACATTTTACCGATGCGTGACGGTAGACCCTCTGGGCGTATATCACCGCACGTATTGCGCCATACGAGGGCAACACATTTACTCGAAAATGGAATGCCGATATACAGCGTCGCAAAATTATTAGGTGATAATCCGACTACAGTTGAGAAGGTTTATGCCCATGCTTGCGTATCGAAATTAGAGAATGAATTGGAGAAATATAGTGCCTCACGCTCATGAAAAACAGAAATTGCTTATACCTCGTAAAAAAGACAGGCGGATTAAACTTACACCTGAACAAAGAATTGAAATACGTGAAAACGCAGAAGGTCTTTCCAATTATAAACTTGCTGAAAAATATGGCGTATCTAAAAGATTAGTACAATTTATTCGTCATCCTGAAAGACAAGCAAAAAATCTACAAGATCGTCATGATCGTGGTGGAACAATGAAATATTATGATAAAGAAAAACATCGTGAGACCATGAAAGATCACAGGCAATATAAAAAAGAGCTTTATGATAAAAACGAATTAGTTAAAAGCGATAGCACAGATAGCCAGTAAAACTATCATTGCTGCCACCCATAAAAGTCTTTCTTTGGTTACTATTTCACCAAATTTACGCAGGGTTTTTGGTTTACAGTATGTCATTATACCGTAAGAATTATAAACTTCAGCGATAGCCTGCTGTACTTTCCATTCTAATGGGTAGTAAGAACTCGGTGTAACCAGTGCACCGGTTGGTAATTGAACCTGCATGGGCGAAATCCTCCTGATTAGCTCATCAGATCAGTATAAGCTCCTTTCCATAAAGGGTCAACCAACTTGCGAGTTTCACCAATATACCAGTCATAATTGATGTCTTTGATTTTACCATAAATAGTATTTGCTACAGCAACTTTGTAACCGTCATTTATGTTAATTGTACGCTCCCTATCTTTAACACCAAGTTTTTCACGACGTTTACGTAAAATTTCAAAATCACGTTTTTCAGCAGGTCTTTTTGCTCTTTCTTCAAGTTGAGCCATTGATGATGTTTGTTTTAGCGGAGGCATCACTTTCACTAATTGCCCACCGGTCTTACACATATAATATCTGGTGGTATTTTGAAGCTGGTGAGCATTATTGTCATATTCAATCAGTAAATAACTGGTGCGTGGCACATTAGTCCTAAGCATGAAATCATGGTCGTTATCGTGATTTTTTATGAAATCTTCTATGTTTTCACCACGTAAAAGATGTGCTTCAGCAGCCTTCTGGACAATTAAAGCTGAGTGATTTTGATGCCACGCCATTTCGTATTCATAAGCACCTTTTCGTTTGACTTTACCGTCAGTATATTCACCGATGTAATTGTTCACATCCCTGATGAACATTCTACTGTAATCAGCACGTTCAAGAGCAAGACCTGTTAATTTTTCCCACTCTTTATTGATTTCTTCGATCTCGGAAATCCGATGTCGAGGTACTTTGATTGTCACACCGTCAGTGTTGATCTGAATAAGTGAAACACCTTCAACACCCATCATTTTTTCAGCCAACATGCAGAGCATTAACTGACCGTTTATGGTAATGGTCATTGTGTATTGAGGGTCGTAAAATGCGCTGAATTTATTGTTTGAGTCACCGTATACACCATTTAATGCCAGTTTCAACATTGCATTTTCTGGACTACCTTTAGGGTAGGATAATCGGTCTTTTCTTACCTGCTCATAAATATCACAGAATTTTTCCGTCATGTGTTCAGGGAAAACCCTGTTTGCGATAGCAATTGATGGGTAAAGGCTGGTTACATCATAGTCAATAATCGCAAAATCATCAGTTTCTTCAACAATAGTTGATTCTACTGAACCATGAATACCGCCAGTACCAAAATCGAACTGGAAACCGTCAACAATACAGTTGAGATTTTTTACCTTACCTTTGACTGTGGTAAGATTAGAATATTGCTCTAAAGAGCCTAGATTTTCGATGCCTGTAAACACACCTTTTGTTTCCCTGATTGACTGTCTTTCAAGCCACTCCTTTACTGCCTGAAATTCAGGTCTTTCAAACTCTATATATGGGAAAATAATGTTTTTTAAGAAGATGATATTACGTTTAGTTTGAACCGGTACACGTTCACCGTCTCTTATGTCAAAACATTTTATATTGGCTCTCTCAAGCTCCATCAGGAAGTAGTCTTTACCGATTTTAGTATCATTGTGATTCAGGAAATTTTTATTATATTTTTTCGATAATTCCTCTCTGAAGCGAATCATATCTAAGGATTTTTCATAAAATTTAGCAGTTTCTCGGCAATCATGGATGTTGTACCTGATAAGTTCGTCAATCTGCTCACTATTAAGCCGAGTACCTACAGCATAAGGCAGGTCAGCAATTGTGCTGGAACACATGTTAAATTCAAGTTTTTTAAGGCTAGTTGACCGTGCTACGTTATCAAAATGGTGAATTCGGAAAAGGTCAATTTGCGGTATTATGTGCTCATGTGCCCAAATTATGTATTTAAAGCGTTCTTCTTTTGGAAAATTAATGATTTTCTGAGCAACCTGGTATGCGAAATGCGCTTTATCCTGCATTTGGGCAAAAGGTTTGTGATTTATCAGGCGATGTAACACTTGATAGTCGAAATAGAAATTATTGTATCCAACCCATCTAACAAAGTTCATGCAACACTTATCTACAAATTCGAGAAAATCCTGCCAATCATCTTTACGTTCAGACATTTCAAACGTCTTAGCATTACCTGATTTTGGGTCTAAAAAGGTAATCGTTAAGACGTTAGGGTATGTTTCTATATCATATATAATATTGTGCATTACAACCTAATTCTTAGGTTTCACAGCGTTAAAAGCGTCAGTCATTTGTTCTTTAATTTCACTTATGGCACGCTCACGAGCATCGTCGATTAAGTCATTTTCATTAAGGTCTATAGTACACTCACCACTAACCTGCATTGATTCATAATTTCCAAGATTTATCGTGCGTTGTGCAGAGATTGATATTTGTGATATTTTCATTCTTGTAATCCCTCTATTATATGAATTAAATCTAAAAGTCTCATTAAATTAACTCCTTATCTTCAGCTAACCATTCAGGCACTTCAATGTAAGCACCGTTAATTTCAATTTGCGATTTAGGCAACCATACTTTTTCATCTTCAAGGTTGGTTACCAGTATCGCAAGCTCTGTTTCATGCTCAATATCAAGTATTAACTTGTGTGTTTCCTTGCTCATTTTTTAACCTTTTCACTTCATCTTTTAAGTACCATATTGCCTTTTCAATTTCTTGAATTGACGGGTTTGATTCTTTCAGCCCAGATCGCCACAAATATTTAACCGCATTACCACAGTTAAAATTCATGTGACGGGTGATTTCTATACATTCAATACCTGACGGATGTGATGTATAATGTTTAGGGTGGTTTACCGGATCACTCATAAAATGTGTCCTCCCATTGGTGTTCGCACTCTGGACATTCAACAATAAAAGTGTGGGTGTAAATATCCTCTAAATCACGTTCAAGAATTTCCACAAATGTATCACGGTCAGTAGACGTACCAACCGTGATTTCACCAACTTTCTTACCGTTTAAAAATATATCATCTGCGATTATTTTTATCATGACATCATGTCCTCAAGGCTGTCAATAACGCCTTCATAAGTTTCAATTAAGCTGTCGATTTCATCACGTTTTTCACGCTCTAATTTACGACGACGGATTACCTGACGCATGATTTTAGTATCGAAACCTTCACCTTTTGCATCAGCATAAACAACTTTGATGTCATCAGCTATAGCCTGTTTATCAGACTCTAAGCGTTCTACTCTATCAATATAATTTTTTAGTGCTTTTTTAGCGTTATCACCAATTGCACCTTTTAACATATCGTCAGACATAATTTATTTTCCTTATAATAAAATTAAATCCAAAGGTGTCGAATTCGACACCTTTGGAAAATAAAACTAAAACAGTGAGTCTACACTTGACCCATTATCACCTGAAGCAGGTGCAGGTGCTGAACTTTCGAAGCCTTCAACAGCACCGAATTCTTCCTCACCTTGTGCTTTCACAAAACCAATCGGATCATCATGGTCAAGTAACTGCACATTTACCAAACCAAGGTAAAGCCCTGGATACTTACCTTTGGATAACCAGTAAGGTCGTACCGTAGCTCTTGCCCAACGTCCAGAATATGCTTCGTTTTGAAGTTGTTCTGGGTCAACCTTCTGACCACTTGGGTGAACAAAGTCTGGTGCTTGTTTTGCAGCAGCAGTCATTAATGTCCATCCGTCATATTCCGGACCAGCAGGTTTACCGCCTTTTGAACGGTTGTTAGGATCAGCAAAACGATTGTTAACGAACGTTTTGGCACGATTCTTGTCGCCATCAAGATTGTCGAGCGCAATTGCCGCCATTTCGTTTTTAAGCATCACCAAACCTTTCTCGGCAACGTCAGGTTTAAAGCAAAGCTGTAAACTGTATCTGTCCTTACCTGCATCATCCTTTTGGGGTGTGTAGGCATATTGGGCATAAAACAATTTACCCTTTGGTGTGATAATGTTACCACTAACCGGTGACTTATGACATGTGTTTGTATCTTGCATAGTTTTTACTCCTTATAAACTTGTTAATCGTTAAAACACATTATGACTGCTTTGCAGCAGCTTCCACTAAAGAACGTGAAAGGCGATACCCTTCAAGCTCCCATAGCTTATCGTAGGCTTTAGTTACACACTCTTTGTGTGCAATCGTCTTGCCAATTTCTTCGTCAAAGTTTTTAGGGTCAACACATTGACCGAAACCATCTGCTACAGCAAACCCGTCAAGATATGCGCTGCACATGATTCTATTTTCTTTGACTATTCCAAAAACATATTCGATTTTTTCGAATAATGCGTCTATTTGCGCCTTTGTTACACGTGGTGCAGTTAGACCTTTTTGAACGATTTTTTCTTCAATAACATCTTCAAAAGACTTAGGTTTTTGAGTTGTTGCATTTTGTGTCATTTTAATTTCCTTTAGTTAAAGTTTTAGCAATCGTAGAGAATATTAAGTCTTTTTTCTTTTGGTCTTCAGGAAGCTCATCATAAGGTTTGAAACAAGGATGGGTTTTTTTCTGTTCATCTTTGTACTTACCATAAATCCACCCTTCTGATTCTTTAACCGATAACCAACTCTTATGACTATCTTCTGGTGTTGATTCTGGGTTATCAATTATATGTTGCACACCTTTAACAGCAGATTCTTTCTGCCAGTCAGGTGCGTTATGCCAGTCTTTTTGACTATTATCACCTATAGTTTCACAGTAAGCTTTATTTGCTTGATGACATATTTTTGCTATATCTTGAATATTCATGAATTTCTTCTTAAAATAATTTAATTGCAGTTGTTGATTGTTTAGTAGGTTTCTTATTTTCAATACTTACAGCACCGAATTCTGATGAACCTAAAGGTCTGACAGCGTCACGCTTATCGCTTATGGGTACTAGCGTCACACCTGTTGATGTTTTTTCAACATATTGTGACTCAAATTTAGCAAACTCTTTCTTACCGATGATTTTCTCCATTTGCGGAGCAGTAACAAAGGTTTTCTTATAAGCACCTTCTAAGTGACCAAATTTAGCTTCAGCTATCTTAGCGTCCTTCCATTTGCGAGTAGCACGTGTAGCGACAAGTTTAGTACCATCAACAAGGC